TTTTGCCATCTTTTTCACAATCATTTCTCCGAGCTTGAAAGTTAGTAAAAAACTACCAGTGGAATATAGCGCAGAATAAACGATCTGTTAATTGGAATCTTCTCGTGACCTACAATCGGAGATCAAGTCTTCTAGCCCTTCTAACTTGTGCCTAGTGTCTGTTTTTTCAGGTGCGTGATTGCCTAACATACGATTAATCTCAGCAATACATGCAACGGCTGCACGCGCATCAGTTTTGCTTATCAACTCAGGTTCATGACGTTGTTTGGTGTCTTCATCTACATAATCTGGAAACTCAGGAATAGATCGATCAATCCCCGTTTTTAGCTTTCCCAATAGATATTCAGGGGTTATGCATAACTTTTCGGCAGCTTCTTTCATAAATTTTCCCAAGTAGCGTTTAATTTCAGGTTTGGTTAAGTTCTCTGATGCAATTGAGTAAGCGGTACTTTTGCTATATCCAGCCGCTATAGCAGCGTTGGTGCCATGGCCTTTATTTTCAATATAGTGCACACAAAACAGACGTTGTTTGGGAGTAAGACCATATTCATCGACTTGTACCGGCATTGGAATGACCTATTTACGTTTAGCTTTAATCGCTTTCTTGATCATCTTCATATCGTCTTTTTTATCTTGTTTTACATAGGCTTTAAATTTTTTAAGACTGACAGTTTTTTTCATGGTTACGCCTTGGGCTCTATTTCTGCAGCGACTGAGTCAATGGTAGTAATGGCTTGAGCTACTAAAGAAACAACATGATTTAGATTTATTAACGCTGTTGATTTTTCAACACCATTGGGAACATGCTTGGATATCAGGTTAAATAAATGTTGTGCAGTTGAAATAATTACATCCTGCACGGTTTCTTGTAATAAACTTTTCACAGCAATTGGAGCCACAGCCTCAACGATCGACGCCACTTCTGAAACCATGATTATTTCCCCCTCAATTTTTTAAATGTCTTGGCAAGAACTGCCTGTTTACGTGTTGTTGGATTTTTACTGTGCACGGCTTTTTGAATGAATGCGGGCGAAATCTTGCCATCTTTCATTCCGCCAGCTTTTTTAGCCTTAGCCCTTAATGCCCCTGGTCTTTTGACTGCTTCTTTCATCCAATTTGCCATAAATAGTCGTCCAATAAACGAAATGTTAATTTTGGCGGTTTTAACATTTTTTTTAAAAATACTCAAATCGATTGTTGATTTATATCCCAAATTGGGATAATATGCATTCATGGGTTGACTGACCCCAAACATGAGGAGAGATGAGATGAACGTTGAAATCGGATTGAGAGTTAGATACGCCGGCGATCAAGCAAATATGTCTGGTATCGGTGAAGTTACAGAAATGTGTCGAAAGTACTGCACTATTGATTTTGACGACGGCAGAATTTTTAAATTAGTACCCAAGTCTATTATTTCTGAAAATCCAGGCGATGTAATTCATACATTAGATTCATGGCTTAAACTACGAGCGGATACATTAAAATATTATCAACAAGCAGCCGCTTCGCGTAAAGACAAATTTGCTAGAGATTAAAGGAGAGATGAGATGAAAACTTTCGCACTGGTACAAAGAATCATTGGACGTAAATTTACATTTAATGCAGAAAATATGACGCAAGCGCAACACCTTGGTCATAACTATGCAAGATATCAAGGACTCGTATTCAAACGTGGCGGAATACATGACTTTGACCTAGATGTTATAGAACTTACTCCGTCGCAGGCTCAAGAAATCGACGACTTGCATAATGAATATTTTGATGGAATCAGAAATTAAGGAGAGATCGCATGACACTAGGAAATTCCAGAACTTTAGACCAAGCACTCAAAATTTATAATCTAGATTATCTACATGGCTTGAGCAATGGGTTATATATTGCAGGTTGTGATTTATTCGATTTACGTATTTTGGAATCATCAGAAGAGACACCCTCAAGTGTTCAAACAATTACTCTATGTTTAGCAGTTATTGAAACGTCTAGGCGCCTTTGCGATGAAGCCATTAAATCACTCGTTTTACAACGTGAGGCACAGAGTAAAGAAAAAATGCGTGAATACAACGCCAAATATCGCGCAAAGAAAAAAGGTTCATTGTAGACTTTTGATTCTCAAATCTGTTACTGATACTAGGAGATATGCATGGACGCATCAATTGAAGAAACTATCCGTAAAACACTTACCGAACTGTTAAAGAAACGCGAACGTCATGTATTTGCATTAACGCAACATGATGTTTACGAGGCAGCCATTGATCATAGGATGGCTATTGTGAGAGTTCAGAAAGAAATATCTACGTTAAGGATGAAACGATGATCACTGAAATCTACGTTATTTACGACAAACGTCAGAAAAGAGACTTAAAAGGATGTTATCAAACTTATCAACTGGCGCGTTTAGCTTTAAATAAAACCATAATTAATAGAATTGTCAAAGAAACATTAATCCCTGCACACGCAGCAATTCATAATTTCATTATCAAGGAATACAAGGTTATACCTTAAACCTTCCCTCTCTTGGCTTTGGTCACATCAGATTTTTTCATGACCTTATGCGCTTTCTTTTCGTTCTTATAGATGGTTTGGACTACTGGCCACGGAACTTCCTTTTCCGTCTTTGCGCCGCTCGTCTTTACCATCTTTTGACGTGCTCTTATCCACATTTGCTTTTCTTTCGGCGACTTCGGAACTTTTGACGTAGTTTTGTTTTGCATCAGCTTCGATTTTTGACTCATTGACTTGCCCCGTGGTTGAACAATAAATACAAGATACCTTTTCAATTCCTCCCATGCCTACAAAGTACCCTCCTCCCTTACATACAGGACAACGAACCATTGGATCAGTGACAAAGCCGGTCGATATCCCAGTGGGAATATCGCGACAACCTGGGCATGATGCAGATTTACCGAATACAGTTTTAACGGTGGTTCTACCCTTACATTGATTACAGACTGGCATGTGATCTCCTTTTGAAGAGCTTTTTTAACATACCGTTTAAGCATTAACAATTGACATTATGCCAGACTGGGATATTATGTAATTGTCACTAACATGAGGAGATGACAACATGACTAGATCTGCAAATTGCGTAAGATTTATGAATGGTTCTAATTTTGGCTGTAAAATTATGTATAACGAAAAATTATTAGCAATTCGCGATTTTAAATTTCCATGCCATTACTTAACCGACCACAGAATACGCCAGATCAACAAAGTAGGATGGCGAATTGCTGTAATGCCTATTTTTACAGATGGTGAGAGGGTTGGCCAACCCAGGCCATCGACTGAAAATTACGAAGAAACTTGGTTGGGCGAAAAATTCGATACTTTTGGGAAGGCACAAAAATTGGCAATTCACCTCACCCTATTAGATAGTAAAAACATTTATTTCGTATTATAAGGAGCGATGACAATGAGCGCCGAACAAACACCAGGCCCATTTGACTATAGCAACCGGTTCGAAGAAGTAGGATTCACGCGTGATCAAGCAGAAACGCTTGTCACATCAATTACGAAGATGACTAAGACGCATGTAGCAACGCAAGAAGATTTAAAAACTCTTGAAACTGGTCTTAAACATGAAATTAATCTTGTCAGACATGAAATTAATATTGTCGGAAACGATATTAAAGCCTCCGAAGAAAAGTTAAGTCACAAAATAAAAACTTCTGAAAATTCTCTACGCGCAGAATTTAAACATGAAATAAATAGAATACTTTTCTGGATTCCTGCTGTTCTTCTTGGACAGGCTGCATTTATTGTCAGTTGCATTAAGTTCATTCATTGAGGAATTATCATGACCCTTACTCCGCTATTAATTTACGCCATAAACTTATCTGACAATCTAATAGTTACCAGCGCTATTGTAATTATATTCTGTATTATAATAATAACATTTACTCTAGTTTTTCAATGCGATTATAACGAAAAGTGGAATGGCGATAAGAAAAAAATTAAAACTTGCCCTCGTTGGAGAAAACGCGCTTTCATTGGTTTAACAATTAGTACTATTCTTGCGATGCTGTTACCCTCTTCTAATACATTAACGATGATGTATATCCTCCCCACTCTTTCTAATTCTCAAATTATCCAAAAATTACCTGATGAGTTTCAACAATATATCAATCAAGTTTTGGTAAATCCTCATGATTCTCATTAATATAATATTTATTGCTCTGGGATTTATTGCAGGCGCCCTTTTTATCATGTGTATTTATTTTGATGATATGCAGGCCGTTAAAATCGATCTGGAAAATATTAGAGACAGGATTAATTTTAATGACAGGCTCTGAATTGCGTATCATTCGATCAAAGCTCGGAATGTCACAGACAAAACTGGGAAAAATTCTTGGCGTGCATTGGAAGACGATGCATCGTTACGAAACCCAATATCCCGAAGTCCCCACTGCTATCGCATTTATGGTCAGTCAATTATTGAAGGAAAATGAAAATGATCTTAACGCTAAAATTTAACTTACCCGAAGAATATTACGAAGCCCAAGATGCTATTAGGGTAAATGAAATAAAATCTAAGTTAGAACGAGTAACATCGATGTGGAGATTTCTTGAAAAGAACTCCTGGCCAGAAAATGTAAAAACTGCGGATGATATGTATGAATACATGCATTATCTATTTTTTGAACGATTAGAGGATTAAATCAATGAAAAGAGAACTTAAAGCCGCCTACCGACAAGGGATGGAAGATACGATTGTGACACTTGAGCAATCAATGCTTTCATTGCGCGTTACACTCAATAAATTTCCGAAAGAAGAAGAACGTATAGTTGCCCATAAAGTTATTGATGAGATTCTAGTATTTTTAGATAAATATAAAGAAATTGCGTTGACGGAGGTCAAGAGAGGTGATTGAAATCGAATTGACAGACTTCGACAAAAATGAAAAATTTACAATATTTCTTCATGCTATAATGATATATTGTCCATTAACTATAAGAACTTGTGTTATGGGAGATGAAGTAATTACCACCAATCTGTGCCGTATTAAAACCATCGAAGGAAATTATTTCGATGCAAAAGAAACCTACGAAGAAGTTAAAGAATTAATTACCCAAGCCAAAGTAAATTATTTTCTGTGCCAGAGGCTAGTTTCACAGAAAATATAAAAACAAATTAAGGCAAAAAAGATTTTTCTTCAACAAAATTAGGTAAAAAACTATCTCCATAATTTTCATGATTATTTTTTTTCGAGATAATAACTTTAGGATTTTGAGTTTCTTTACGCAACTGTTGCGTTTCAGCATTTGCCATCCCATATAGCAAATCTAATCCAGTTGCATAGCCAATGAAAGTGTTTGAGTGCGCGGATTGTGCTTGTTGTGCATTTCTTAAATAATCTGCATATGCACCATTCATCGATAATTGCCTGTCAAACATAAAAACCTCCAAATGAATTTAAAGGCCGTGAACGAATCAAAACACCCTACCCGCTACCACCATACTACTTTCTAGATAAAACCTCGCCATCAATGGATTTGCCCTACTCCTGTTGATGTTTTTGGCAGGTTTGAGAACTTAGACCCAATTTTTTCCTCAAGTATCGACATTGGGCGCAAATTTTCGTAGTGCGGGAAACAAAATCCTCCCACCTGCGATTCTTGCTGACAGCCAGCGTGTTTGCAAATAAATTCCGGCTTTTTTTGCTGGGATTTTGGGATTAAATCAATGATTTCGCAGATTTTTGGCATGTATTTGCCTTTGCCTGAAAGCTTGCGATATTCAGAAAATGCCGTTTTTAACTCGGGAATCGTGAAATATTTCAAATCATCCCAGTAAATTTCAACGGTCACGGCAGTTAGTTTTTTGTCGTAATAATCTGCAATTTCATGCAGAAAATCAAAGAAAATGCCCTTTTCACTTGGCCTCATGGATTTTCTCCTTCTCAAATTTCAAGAACCGTTCACGTTGTGCCGCCCTCTCCGCTTTCGCCCGATCTTCCGGCGTGAGTCGCTGACGAGGGTCAGGCTCGCCCAAAGTCCGAAAACGAAAATATTTGCGAACCAGTGCGTCGAAATAATTTGGCGAGCCGATCACCCCCTCCTCGATCTCGGATTTTTTGAAAGCGAGCATTTCTCGCAAATCCTGAATTTCAATTTTGTCGGCCTTCCATTTTCGAACCATGTCCGTCGTCGTCAGTTGCCAAACTTTGAACGGCGCAAAACCTGCACTCAAAAATTCCGAGAAAAAATTTTCATCAACCGACACCGGGTCAAATGAAATTGGTAGTGAGGTAACGGTGTTTGTATACCCTGCTTCTTTAGTAACTTCTTCTCCTTCTGTTTTTAGTTCTAGTTCTTTAGGATATGTCCGAGCAATATCCGATTCTTCTTGGTCATTTGTCCGTTCAACATCCGGAGTGTGTCCGGACATTGTCCGGACTTTTCCGATACGACGAATCTTCTTTGAACTATATTCATCGCGGTATTTGAGAAGGTTAGGGCAGTCCAAAGTAAGATACTTACCGTCATACTTGTAGAAAATTAATTCCAATTCTTGGAAAAAATTTATTATCGCTTTAAATTTTTTTTCAGATATTCGGCAGGAATTTATCCAAATTCGTGAAAAATAGCGCGAAAATGTCTTATCGGAGTAGTCCATTTGGGAGGCAATTTTCTCTAAAATTATCCAGTAAACCCCATAGCCTTCAGCACCAAAAAGGTCGGTTACTTGGGAAAGTTTTTCGTCGATATGTGAGAGGGTAAGGTGTTTAAAATAACGCATAAAAAGTCCTTAAAGCAGTCGTCAAAAGTTAGCTAATTTCTTCAAGAGAGGAGGGGAGGGTGTCGTCATCCGCGATGCGTTTAGCATCGCGAATAACATCTAAAGCCGCGTTATATTTGTTCTTGATGCGCTCGTTTTCTTCTCTGAGTTTTAGTAAAGCGGCTTCTTTTTGCTTGATCTGTTCTTCAAGTGAGGCGGGCTTATCTTGCATGTCTTTGCCGCAATGATGGGCCAGCCAGTAGAGGGGGATGTAGTTACCGCAGAGATCAAATAAGGTAATTAGCTTATCAACATCAAAGGTAGCATGGCCGTTTTTAATCCGTGACCATTGGCCCTGGTCAATCGCAAGTCCATAGCTAACCTGTTTATCACTTAGTCCTTTTAAACGTATGCTATAAAGGATAGCCTCACGTAAAGATGGTATCGACTCGATTGTTTCCAACATTCTTCTATCCTCATCAGATAGTGGCCTCGTCGACATTTTAATAGCCTCCCTAGCACAGTCAGGTTAAGTTTAGAAGTCAAATCTTTTGACTTCTACTATTACTTATATTCCCTTAAATTTCCTTAGTATTAAATTGCTCGCGAGGGTAAACGTCTTCTAACGAGCAATGTATGTCGAGGCTCTTTCCTATATCGATCAGCTTATAGGCAAGAGCTGGTTTAGGGTAACGGCTGCCATATTCATAGTTGGATATCGCTCCACTCGTAACACCTAACTCGTCTGCTAGCCGCTGACGAGACCACTGGGTTTTACATTTGATCTTTCGTAATAAAGTAATCATAAGGGCGAAATCTAAACAAAGTGTTTAAGGCTGTCAAGATAAAGAATAGGAGAGTTTTATGACTATAGGTGAACGTTTAAGACAGTGCCGTCTTAATAAAGGATTCAAACATCAAATGGACTTAGCCTTGCGTTGTGGATGGAAAAATTCAGCGCGTATCTGTAATTATGAAAAGGATGTGCGAGTGCCAAGACCACGTGATGCCGAAATCCTCGCCTGTGTCTTGAAAACTACACCTTCTTATCTTATTTTCGGAGTCACGTCCGAATAATTTACCTAAGCAGTGAAAGGGAAAGGGCGCACGATGCGCCCTTTTTTTCGTCAAAAATCCAGTATTTTAATTGATAAAATTGCTCGTTAGTTGCCCTCTCTCAAATATCTCTCATAAATATCTCAAATATCTCTCATAAAAGAGTTGACAGAAATAAACGTTTCGTTTATTCTTCGTTTTGTACGGTGACTGACCGGATTAATGAGGAGATAGGGAAATGAGTAATGAATACCAAAGTTACGAACGAACCATTGATGATATCAGCAAAGTTTTAACAAGAGAAGATAGAATAAAACTAATAACACAACAAGCCAAATTCCTAGCAGGGCTTCTAATATTAGAAGATCATTATAAGAGAAAAGAATCCTGCGACTATGAAGCGATCATAAACCGTGATGAGCAAGGGCAACTTATGATGTATGTAGGAAGTTACTTGACAGCCGATAATGTAGAAACAAAAAGAATTATAGGCGAAATGATTCTAGCCACTATTTCTAAGAATGCATCCCTGTATTACACAAGAGATATTGTAGATGCTGTAGAAGACAGACATATTGAGTTTCAAGAAAGTTTAAGCCATAGGGAGGACGTAGAGTATGAAAATTATCGAGACGCGCAAGCATAAAGCATTTGCAAATATCAGCATCGGTACACATGTTGAGTTTTGCAAAAGACGCGGAAAAGTAGTGTCGTATTTTGGACGTAGGGCGGTGCAATTTATGAATGCTGTACCCTTGTTTGTCAAAGATACTGTTGTGTTTGAAGTTCAATAGGAGAGATGACCATGAGAGACTTATGCTCAGATATTAACCAAGACTACGCCCTTTTTCACCGGGACTTTTTTAAACGATCTGAACTTGCAAAAGAGACCAGAAAAGCTGATAAATTAAAGAAAATCTATCAAAAAGCGTTAGCCGCAAAAGAGCGCATCGATGAAGAGGTAAAAACAGCATCCTTGAAATTGCAAGCACAATTTACTATATTGCGCTCATTATGAGAGATCATGATGAATCTCAAGGGCAATACTATGCCCTAGAACTTGAACACCGAAGACATGAGGAGGAGAAAAGGATGGCTCAGGAAAATGAAGTAATTGTTGACGATGATGGTAACATTCTTATAAGTGATAATGAAAAAAAAATAATCCAATTTTTATGCGAACTAGAAAAACTAATTCAAAAACATAATCTGTTAATCGTAGGTGAAGTTTCAATTGTCGATAACGCAACCACTGACGTTATTGCAGAAGAAGTGCACCTTGATGAAATTGACGGAGAGTTTTATTACGTGATGGTATAACTATAATATTCGAATTCTACTGACTGCAACCAGGAGACAGACATGACACCAGGAATATATGAGATTCCTAATGAGGAATATCACGCCAGTATTGGCATAAGCCGATCAAAACTAAGTTTGCTTAAACAATCACCATTGAGATATTGGTATAATTATTTAAGTCCCAATCCACCACCCAAAGAACACAAAGATTGTTTTGACTTTGGAACCTTATTACATACGCTTGTTTTGGAGCCTCATCTTTTTGACGGGATGTTCTTTCCAGAAGAAAAGTACGATCGACGCACAAATATAGGAAAAGAAAAACACGAAGAATATATGCGCAGAGCCGAAGGTAAAATAATCATAGCACCTGATGATATCTTAAAAGCACAAGAAATGGCACGCGTTGCTAAAGAACATCCGCATGTTATTTCAATCCTAAATGGTGCTGATATTGAAAAGTCCTTGTACTGGACAGATACAGAAACCACTACCTTATGTAAAGCACGTCCAGATATCTGGAATAGACAGATCAATATTTTAGCCGACCTTAAAACTTCTCGTTACGATAATGCCTATGACTTTATGCGCGAAGCTGAAGGCAAGGATTATCACATGCAAGCAGCCATGCAAATTGATTCAGTCTTTGAATTGACCGGCGATGTGATAGACCATTTTGTATTTTTAGTAGTACCTAAAGAACCACCCTATATGCCTTATACCGTACCGCTTGATGATGAAACTATAGAGCAGGGTAGAAAGGTATATAAATCAGGACTTAAGCTTTTAAAGCACTGCATTGAAACAAATGAGTGGGATAAAGAGCGAGTTACATTAAGGCCTTATTCATTAACTCCTTGGCAAATGAGCAGAAATCCTTTTAATGAATTATTGGAGGTGTATTGTGGGTAATGAAATCATGGAAAGAGACGACGGAAATGTCAAAGCAGAATTAGACATTCAAATAACAACGGCCAAAGCTTACCCGCGCGATATGATGCGCTGTTTAGAAGAAGCCAAGGTGTTTGCAACCGCCAATGAAGAGATCGCAGAATCTTGTATTTATTCATTGCCACGCGGTAAAGACAAACAAGGTAAGCAACAAATTATCACAGGCCCTAGCGTGCGCTTAGCTGAGATCATGATGAGCTGCTGGGGAAATATTCGTGCAGCAACTCGTATTGTCAGCAATGACGGCAAAATCATTACAGCAGAGGGTGCGGCCTGGGATTTAGAAAAGAACGTTCGTATCGCTATGCAAGTACAACGCAGCATCTCCGGTAAGTTCGGAACCTTTAGCGCTGATATGCAAGTCGTCACAGGAAATGCTGCGTCAGCCATAGCGCTGCGTAACGCTATATATAAGGTAATCCCTAAATCTTTGGTCGATATCGTTTATGACGCAGCTACCAAGGCAGCAATAGGTGATCAAAAACGTTTAAGCGAAAAGATACGTAAATGTTTCGATCGCTTTAAACATCACGGTATCGAAGAAGAGAAGATTCTAACCTACTTTGGTAAATCTAATGCCGCTGATCTTAGTCTCGATGATGTAACAGAAATGATCGGTATTGGTACCGCAATCAAAGACGGAACTATGACAATCGAAAAGGCTTTCGTTGAAGACAATGAGAGCGCAAACAATGCAAAGACAGCAAGTCTCGAGGCAAAACTAAACGCACCCAAAGAATTAAAAAAGATAGATCCCGCAAAATATGGGTCTTTGCAATCAGTCAGTGATTTTCAAAAGGGGTTAGGTGATGCTGACGCCGTTTGAGAAAAGATTCGAGTTTAATAATAAAGTAAGCCTTAAAGAATGTCTGGCGGCAAAATTCAAAGGAGGACACTCGTCATACCGTACCGCTGATTTATTGGGTATTGATAGGCAAACTGTTCAAAAGTACGGAAAAATTTATGGGCTCGATTTTGAACTTAATAATAAAAACCGCCGAGTCCGAAAGGAGGTGATGACACCCGCATAATAAGATAATAATAAATATAATCTTTACAATTTTACTCAATTAACTTAAAGGAGATTTTATGTCAATTTTTACTTTTCATGAAAACTATTTCACTTGGAAGGATGAAGACGATGATCGATGCTTAGTTCATAAAAAATCACTAAACATTATTACTATTCGTCACGATAAAAAACAGCTTAAACTTCATTGTTTGCATACTTTTAGATCAATGGGCCCACTGGGAATGATGGCTAATGACACCTTTGGATTAAAAATCAAACCTGATACCTGTGATGAAATTATTGAATCATTTAAAAAATATTATGGAGAAGATGCGTTTGTAGAGGTTACGGGTTCCGATAAGGATAACCCATGCGCATTAGTACTTATAAGAAAAAGCCAAATAGTGGGTCTTATTGAGTATGATAGACGCGGTGTAGGCGTTATTACACGAAGCGGTCAACAATTTGCTTGCACAAAGAAATTCGATGATTTATTTGAACTTCTTAATCACTAAAGGGGAAATGTATGTCTAGAGGTAAAAAAGTTTTAGTTAAGGAAAAGTCTAAAGTGACGAAGCCAAAATCAGCACTCAAAGCTTCCAAAGCACGCGAAAAGGGCCGTACTGCAAAATTATCGCCTGCGAAAGCTGAGCAGTTAGTTAAGATTTACGAACGAGGCAAACTTAAGGTTAAAGAAATAGCAGAAAAGTTCGGGGTAACACCGGCAACTGTTTATCGCTATACCTTATCATCTAGAAAATCAAAGGTGAAAGAGTAATTAATCAATCACAAGGAAACGCCCGATAAATGTAATTATCGGGCTTAAGGAGAATCATGTGCCTATTAGAACCGAAAGAAGATTCAATATTGACAGCCAGAATGGAAAAATGAAAGCCCTGATCGAAAACAAGCAGGGAACTTATTACACGACTATTTACGGAGAAAATATTCTTATAAGCGAATTAGAACAAAAACAAATCGACGGAATCATAGATTTTTTGATTTCAATCAAAATAACGATGGCGGCAGCCGCTTAATTAACACTATATTAAATGAGGACTTATAACATGACGACACTAGACCCAAGCCAAATGATGATCGTATACGATGGGGTTGCTTATCCCTGTGTTAAGATTCCTGATGTTGCAAACGTCAATACTAAGCAAGTATTAAGTAATGGCGACATGCTCATCATTAGCCGTATATCACGCAAAGACTTACCATTTGATGCCTATGATAATGTAAAGGAATCACAACAAAAGCTAGATAAGGCTATTACATCACTTTCCAGTAAACGCCAGCGACTCACACCTGAAGAACGTGAAAAAATAGCTGACATGTATGTCAAACGTGAAGCGTCGACCAAAGAAATAGCAAAAATGTTTCACACTACTCGCGCAAATGTTTATGCGATAGTTAATCTATTGGGTAAAAGCAGAAAAAAAATGAAAGGGTCACGCAATGTAAAAGATAATATCCGCAAAGAAGTACGAGCCGCATATAAGTCAAAACAGGCAACTGTTGTAGAACTCGCTAAGAAATATAATGTTACACCTTCCCGCATTTATCAATACCTTAGAACTTAACAGGAGATATTTTTATGGCACGATCAGCTAGTAATATTAGTAACTTTAATCAATTGCGTGAAAGTCTCGGCGAGACATTAGATGGCTTATTGAGCGGTAAAGTCGATGTTGATACCGCCAATGCAGTATCTCGCGTATCGGATTCAATCACACAAACCATTAACGCTGAATTGAATTACACTGCAAAAACTGGTGCAGTAACAGTGATTGATTTTTTAGAACAGCGTGAAATGGCTAAGAAGGATAAGAAAAAAGCACTTGAGAAGTTAAGGTAATTTATGAGAAATCATTTAACTTCTTTAATGAGACAAGAGTTGCAATGGGCTATAGTGAATTATGGGAGTGCTCGAGGTATTTGTGATTATTCTCCCTCAACAACGGCACATCAGACTGTCCTTGATAAGTGGCGCGTCATTGAGAAGCAGCTCGATATAATTTTTGCTGAATGTAACTTAGTTGATGAAGAAATATATGCCTAAGGAAGAGTAAAAAAATTTTGATGGACGCTTTAAAAAGTTTTTGTCGAATCTAGTAGGAGAGAGACTCAATGATTGAAAGTATCGCGATAATTTGTAACGGTTTAACTATACTTATAATTTGTTTTTCTTTAATTGTGCTACGCAAATGGCTTATTTATATGATTGAATCATATAATAGTTTGAGTTTTAGAATAACGGGATTAGAGCATCTAGCATCCGCTTCCAATATAAGATTACACGTACTAGAACGTCCTGAATGCCATATCTGCGCCAGAAAATGTGAAGGAGGGGCCATAATTGTCGGTAACCCACACAATAAGATATATCGATGCCATCAATGTCAATCAAATATCGATCTGCAGGCACAACAATGAGTATTGATCTAAAGAAAAAGTGGGATGAAAAGTGCAAACTTTCCGAAGAACAGAAAGAGTTAACCATAAAAAAAGGAGAGCAATTAGCCAAAAAGATTGCCGAGTATATTAATGGTTTGCTTGATGATGATGCCATTAATATCAAAGCAGAAGGATTATCAAGAGGCGATATTTGCGAAAATGCGGTAGTTTTCTTAGCTGCTTATCACATAAAAAGCGCTGTACCTGCGTATAACATATCGGAAGATGAAGCCAGAGTTATTTTTATGCACAACCTTACCGAACTTCTTAAAAATTTAGAGAGTGTGCATTGATTATGATGGAAATGGGCACTGACACATTATTGCTAATTATTGGCGAACGCTTTGAAGACCTCGAAACAGAAAGAGACAGAATTGAGATTCTGGCAAATACAACAATGAGGCGGCTTGAAAAAGCGCTCAAAGAAAATGAAGAGCTTCGTCAATCTGTTGAAGATAGAGAAGCAATAATTTTAAGGCTTGAGAAAGAAATAGTCATATTGAGTAATGAGAAATGAGAAGAATTAAATACGCACAATTAAGCGAAACCGTGGATAAGACAGGCTTTACGTCGTGGGTTCGTCCTGAAATGAAGAGGTATTTCAATCGATGCTGTGATTGCGGTCTCGTTCATGAATATAAATTTACTGTTGAAGGAAAGAATGTATTTTTTAAAGTGAAAAGGGATAACCGACGTACTGCGCAATCTAGGCGCATGAAAAAGTATAAGCAGGGGACATGAAAGAAAATTCCGGAAAAAGAAGAAATACGCGGCGCACTAGATGCCGTCAAGCGCGAAGAATAATTAATTTCTCCCGGCATTCATGCCATGAATGGGATGGCATGGTGATTACCTGTGCTGATCCAGAATTTGCGCCATGTCAGTGTCGCTTTGAGAATAGTAAGAATACGATAAAAGTAATCGCTGGCAGCAGAGCTGCATCGCATGGATTGAGGTTTAAATACTTTTAACACAATTGGAGCATATTATGATGACTATACTGTGGGCACTTCTTATAGCTTATATCCTATATTTGCGAGATGAAGTAGACCGGCTAAAGAAATAATTAACTCTAATTTCCTGTAAATCTGATTAAAAGATAAATCACTTAACAGGGCCGATTATGGCCGATAATCGCCATTATCGGCCATAAATGGAGGGGCTATGAGCCATGCAACCAAAACCTAACAATACAGCTTCAATTCCTGGAAATCATTTTTGCCAAGATTGCGGATTGCCAATTGTTTTTGCTTGTTGTAATGATGGAATGGCTGATATTTTACCTTATTGTAAAAGTGATTATTGGCTATATTGCTCTAATAAAACTTGTAAAAACCATGCCGGCGAAGAATTTGCGAATGATTTACCTGAATTTGTAATGTAAGGAGTTAACGGATGAATGAAGATATGAGGTTATGGTTAAGTGCTGTTTTAGGATCAACCGAAATGCTTAAGCAGCAAATAAATATTTTGGAGGAATCCATTACTACTATGATTGTTTCTGAACAATCAGATATAGGAGATATTAATTTCAAGTATAGGGGCTGTAAAATATATATGGATCATCTTGAGACAGTTATAACAAAAGTTAATCATTATGTGGATGAAAAGAGATAATATGGCAAAGTCAAAGGCAATTCTACAAAGCAATTGCAAGAAAATATTAAAAATATTTGAGCTACATGCAATATGCTGTTCAGGTTGTCACCAAGCTCGCGCTGAAGATTTCACTATTAAACTTCTAAAAACTAAAGAATTAGGGGAGATAGGGGTTTGTTGCGTCGTAGAAAGGGCTTATAAAAAATTATTGAACAAAAAGCATAAATAATTAATTACTATTTCCAGTAAAAAAGAATACTGGAAATAGCGTTGAGATAGATAAACAGAGGGTTTTATGGGGTTAACCGTCAAAAATAGAGTTTGTCCATGTTGCGCAACGCCAATTAAAACAAAGAATGTAATTTTGCAATACTCTGAACTTTGTGATTTCTGGTTCATTTATTATTTCTGCCATCGCTGTAAAGAAAGTCCTGTTTTATCTGATGATATAGACTTTAAAATATTATATCCTCCGTCAGATCAGGTTTTGGAGAATTAAATGTCATCCGGCGTCGATCATTACTTATCTATTACAAATAAGATTGGAACGTTAGGGTTTGACGCGCAGGCGCTTGGTCTTCTTGAAGGAGAGAATGCATCCGCCCACGAAATAGCAAAAGCATCAAAGCAAATGATAAAAACTCACAGAGAGCTGATAGATGTATTGTCAAAGCTCGTAAGGGAATTTAACGAATTGAGAGATAAATATCATGATTACGAATAAAACACAACTTATCATAGAATTTTACGAAGCACCTCCATCAGCTTTATTCAACGAAAAAACTATAGCCCTCATTCGTTGTGTTTCCGTGTCAACTTTGCAAAATGACCGTTGGCGCGGAGGCGGAATTCCCTACCGTAAATGTGGCGCACGGGTTTTATACAAAAAAGAGGATGTGATGCGATGGATAGAATCGCATGAGCTGGTAAAAAGCACAAGTGAGTATGACGAAAGGGAGAATAAGTAATGGGGGCTTATATTTTTGGTGGAATGGTTGGTGGGGCTACCCAAATAATATCTGCGCATTGCGGGTATAGCCTTACTCAGCAAATACTGTTAATTATATCATTTTCATATTTAGCGTCAGCTTTATATCTTAGAGATAAATGAGGAATTTATGCAAACTGAAATGAGTCAGGAATTATTAGACCGATTTAACCAAATTGTCGTAGAAATAATTGAAGCCACGACTAACGAGGACGATAAAAAAATAATGAGCATGGAAGATCAAATGGTCAAGCTATATGTTCGCGTAAATTGGGATGGTGGATCACCTAATCCTTTATTATTGCAAGTAGCATCAGAAGAGATTGATATGGCTAAACTTAAGGATATGTTGGTTCAGGGACAGAAAGAACTTAGAAAATCATGCTCACACGGTAACCCTGATTGTTCAGGTCGTCTGGATTACACAAAAATAGAGAAAGAGGTGTTAAAAGTGCTAGCCGAATACAAAGCGCTCGATCCTTATGAAGATAAAACGGCTATTATTTGCCAGATGAATTTTTTAGTTGTTAAGGATGGCAAAAGTGTAAATACCGAATGTTTTAAAGTTGGAACTCGACTTGGGAATGAAAGCGATCTGGAAGAAATAGAGAAGTTAAAAGCGGCTGCAGGTTTATCTAGCCATGAAGTTAAACATTGATATCTGAAGGAAAAATTCATGAAATCTTCATTATGTTGTTTTTTTAAAAAGCCTAAGCCTTTAAGCATACCATTAGAGAAAACTCGTCCATTGAGCCATTTGATACCAGCGCCTCAACCTGACGCTGCCTATCCTGGCCCACAAAATCCGACAATTGTTACGAAACCTTAAGGAGAATTTTATGAGTGGTGAAATATTATTAGCTTTACAAGAGATCGTTGATGCTCAATGTTATGATGCTATGTGGTTACAAGTTTTTACCACTTCTGATCCAGAAGCCAATATAAAAAATGCAACCAGATTTTCAAAACATCTAAGAATGCTTCATGAAGCTATAGAATGTGGAAATATTGAGAAAGTTAATATAATACTAGAAATGGCTAGAGATTATGCCAATGAAAATGAAATTTAATCTGTTCTTTCTATCAATATTTTAGAGAAGAGTGATCATGACGAGAGAATTAAGACCTAAAGCTCCACAAGAATTCGTATTTCAACCTGTGGTAAGATATACCTTGTTTGTTCCACCGGTTCCTCCCTCGCCTGCCTTAGTAAAAGTACCCTTTATTCCTCAACATCCTCATGATTTAATCCTATATCTTCCTGATGAGCTTAGAAGTAACATCAATTTATATTGGAGGTAAATCATGTTTGAAGATGATTCGAAAAAACCGACGTATGTGCAATGTAAATTTTTTGGTCAGAAGCCTCCTATCCCCGATGAAGTTTCCATGAAAGAAGCGTGGGAAAGACACCGTCAATATTATGTGGAAAATGGTATAAAGCGCTCTCCTACAGTGCCAACGTTTGATCCGTCACAATTAGGAGTTTACTTTGGTAAATGATTCTAATAACAATAAGGGGCCTGCTTTTAGCGCTGTTAACAGCGGCGCTATCCCCCTTAAGCAACATTTTGAATGCAGGGTATGCAATAAAAGCTTTTTACCAGAATTCTTTAGGCGAACGTTTAATGGACTTGATAAAATATGTCCATTTTGCCGAAGGGAACAGCAAACATGAATCCTGGTGATCTAAGAGTATTTATTGAAGGAAAGCTTGAGAGCTTAAAAAAGCGTCGTTCTGAATTTTGGAGAACGGCTGAACTTTTTAGCATGAATCGAGATTCCCATGGTGTTTGGGACTCAGCCGTCGATGTGTATGCAATCCAACGTGCCATTACTGAGATTGAAGAAATTATTGAAAAAATTGATGAGGAGTATGAAAATGATATGTCGTAAAGAAATTTTTAAGCAAGCAGAAAAGGATTATTCCAATATGATCAGCTTTAGGCTGCCTTATGGTGGCGTGGAAGCTTCTAATGAATATAGGTCTTTTATGAGTGCTAAAGACGTATACGAGCAACTAGGTTGTCAATGCGGGAAATGCGAAAACCCAGAAGCCCTAAAAAAATCTAACAAAAAGGACAAAAATCATGATGCCTGATTTAAGACCACCTGAATTTAATCTTTGGCAACAACTGATTGCATTATTTTTACAATCAATATTGCTAGGCATAGTGGCAGCCGTTATTTATTTAATATTTAAAGCAATCATTCACTTATTATAAGTAAGTCTGATATGGCACAAGATAACCATTGTCTTATTTTTGGAAGCGAAATAGGCGATATATCTTGTGCCTCCTCTAAAGCGAAGGCCAGCTATTTTCTCGCATCATGAATGATAATATCTGCGCCCTATTTCCAACCTCTTTGGCCCATAAGCTCTCAAGCATTTCTTTTGCAGCTTCTGCGTACATTTCTGCTGCGAGATATCTCCAAAACATTTGAAAGCTAACTAATTTCATTCCTAAATTAAAAGCCATATCAATTAATACTGCTTTTCTAACATCCGATTGCTTCAAGTATATCGGATAGGTATTAATCAGATAATTTTCAGCGTAGTTAATATCTTCTATCAGAATAAAATTGGCAGCAGCAGAAGATATGCCTTTGGCTTCTAGATTATGCCCATAACCAATGGTAAGAATTCCGGAAGTATCTTTATATGCATGCGATCGAAATCCTTCCTCGATTTTTATACGATCGATTAGCTTTTGCAATGTCGATGGCAAAATTGTAAGCATTATATCCTTAGGCTGGCAATAATTGCTTAATCATTAATAAAAGATGATCGCGGTCAATACTAGCATATACAAAAAATAGCATAGCCCATACTTGCCATTTACTAAAGAATACCACAATGGCATTGATCAAAGTATTGGCCCGCTTTCGGTAATCTTCCAGTTCTTTAACCCGAACATCAATAATATCGATGCGCTTTTTATCATCATCGAAGGTTTTATTGATTGAAGATACCTGCTGCATCAGAACTACGAGCATCCCCCGTAGTTCTGAAACCTTTTCATGTAGATCAATTACTTTATCCGTTATATCCACCGCTATTATTCAGCAGTATTAGCAAAGTAATTTGCACCGTCGGTGTAAATTGTCGTGCTTTTTCCGGCAGCTAAAGCAAATGTTGATGAGCCATTGATCGTTGAGGTAACGGGAGTAATAGTATCGGTCGCGGATGCATCATTATTGCGAATGAAAATTGACCAATTCAAAGGTAGCGTATTTGCATTTGGTAATGTATCGGTCATTGCAACTGTAGCATCAGAACGTAAAAATCTTGCATTGTTACCCCATGCAGCTAAGTTAATAGCAGCACCAGAAGAAACGGTGATCAAATTAGATGCGCCCTGTAACAAAACTTTCCAATCGGTGGTTACACCATCAGAATAAAACTGCACCAACTGTCCCGGTGGAATTGAAACCGCAGCCACGCCGGCAACAGTATTGCCAGTGGCAGCAGTCAGGATTAATGTAGTGACGTCATTATTCTGAATTTCAATAAAGCCGCCATTCCATATTGCGCTGGGAATATTGTCCCCAGAAGTATTAGAAATTAAAGGCAAAGTATCTGACATTGCGGTACCGGCATTAGAGCGAAGTATTCTTTGACCTGCTTGTGAATAGGTATAAGAAATGCTTGTTCCAACGATAGCAGTATTAGATTTCCATCCATAAGTATAATTAGAAGTATTGTATAATCCTGGGGTCTGTGTTACGTAAGTTGTCATGTATATATCTCCTAGTTAAAAATAAATTAAGCCGGGTTACGAAGCGTGAAATAATTAGTTCCGTCAGTAATAATGGTTGAGGTATGTCCTGCGGCTATGCTCAATGATGAAGAACCATTAATAGTGGCAGGTGAAATAGGGGTTAACGTAATTGCTGCAGAAGCATCAATATTATTGATCCTGATGTTCCAACCATTAGGAAGCGGGCCAATTCCACCATTACTAACATTTGGGACGGGTAATGCATCAGTCATTGCAACTGTTGCGTTGGAGCGATTAAACATCTGTCCGATAATTTGATTAGCGGCAGTAAAAGTTTCGTTAATAACATTTGCGTAATTAACAGATGTTCCAACAAGGGATGTTATTGGCAGCAAGCTAGGTTGCTGATTAAGAATAGGCAAATTGCCGGTGGTCGTCATTTGTATATCTCCTGAGTTAAAAATTAAGGGTTATATAAAGCAATTTTGTAAGACGTTCCGTTATAAATTATAGGTATATAAATGGAAGGTAAAGCTGGTAATGCAGACGCTGAACCAGTCGTTGCACTTGATGCGGTACCCAATGGATTAGTTGATGATCCCAAATAAAATGTACTACCCGCGGTCAATGAGATATTCGCGCCTAAAGCAACTATATTGGTATAAGTAGTAGCAGCCACTGAAGGCATAATGTTATAACCTAGTAATACATTATCATTACTTGCGCCGGTTAATCCTGACCCACAATTAGAACCCATCATGACATTTTGAGAAGCGCCAACTAAATCGATACCAGTTTGATAGCCCAACATGCAATTATTGCTTCCACCCTGCTCGCTTCCATCGGATGCATAACCAATCAAAGTATTTCTAGTGCCACTCGTTAAATTTGCGCCAGCACCGGTTCCGAATAGAGAATTTTCATCGCTCAGTAAATTTCTACCTGCTAAAGTCCCGACGCATGTATTGCTACTACCTGAAACGTTTACACCGCCAGCACCATATCCGACAAATGTATTACTATTTCCATCTTCATTTAATTGACCCGCAATATTTCCTATAAAAGTGCTATCTATACCACTAGTATTATTTTGCCCTGCACTTGTACCTACAAAAGTGTTAGCCGTACCTGTATTGCTACCATTTCCGGCGGAAGCGCCTATAAATACGCATCCATCTGCAGTATTTCCATTACCGGCTCCGGAACCAAATGCACAATTATTGCTCCCACCCGTATTATCCTGCAAAGCTTCAAAGCCAACTGCAGTATTACCACTTCCATGATCAGTAAATTCTCCACAAGAATCACCTATAAAAGTGTTTGTGCTTCCGTCAATATTAGAAGTTCCACTCGCCCACCCAACAAAAGTATTATGGGTTCCGTTAATATTAGAAAAACCAGAATCGTAACCAATAAATGTTAGATTACTTCCGTCAGTATTTGAGAGTCCAGAATTTGCCCCTACAAAAACGTTTTGAGTGCCGTTAACAGTAGCATTTCCTGCCGACATTCCGACGAATGTATTATAAGAACCTGCAATCGCCGCGGCCCCAGCCAAGGCACCAATTATTGTGCAATTATCGGCAGCGGCTAATGTTCCAGCCTGATAGCCAATATAAGTGCAATTGATATTATTCGTATTGGTAAGACCGGCTTCAAAACCTACAAAAACATGTCCCGTGCCACCGCTATTGTTTTTGCCGGCTTGGAATCCTATTCCTACGTTTCCATCGACTGTATCTTGATTAAGCGCTTGGTATCCAAATGCACATGAATTATTTCCGGTGCTAGATGCCTGATATGCACCTGATCCGAAAATACAATTTTGTGATCCGCTAATTAGAACATCGGCAGCGAGAGTTCCTACCACTGTATTATCGGTACCTGAAGTTAAATTAGTTAAAACGCCCGAACCAACCCCGGTATTATTTTGTGCGGTCGCGATCGTTCCACACACAGAACCTATATAGGTGCAATTGCTTCCTGAAATATTTAAACCACCCGCTTCATATCCTATAAATGTACATCCACTTGCACCAGCAGCAGTTGCCCCTGCCGCATATCCCATAAAAACATTATGCATTCCAGTGGTCAAATCTCTTCCTGCATCAAAGCCTACTCCAACATTGAAAGCTGAAGTTGATAAAGAGCCACTCTGATTTTCTCCGATAAAAGTATTACTTAATGAGTCTACTAGATTTATTTTTGCAGTCGCTCCACTGATGGCGAGCGTATGTGAGGCAACTGTATAAGTAAACGATGTATCTCCCGTAAGAGTATTTGATCCGCTTCCAAATCCAACTTCAGTTGCAGTCAACGAAGCCGCGGGCAATTGCGTTATGATGAAATTTATTTCAGTCTGACGTGTGCAATGTTGAGTTTGTCCACCACCCGTTGTATCAAATACAACATTATCGGTTAATGAAGGAGTACCTGTGGGTAAATTTGTAATCGTACTTGGTGCGGCCATTTAAAACCTCATGCTATATATAAAAGTGAAAAACCATTGTCTTGTATAATATCGAACCCATTGTCTTGAATTAAAAATCCATCTCCCGGTGGTGGTTGAGGTGATCCCCCGCTGTTATTTTCCGCATATAATTTATTGGCATAAGGTTGCTCAACGATAATATTAAATTTGCCGATATAACTTTGATCGCTCATACCAGACCCGGGGCTAATAAAGTATAAAAAGAAACTTTTACGTACGGAGTGCCTGCACTTATAAAAGATAAAGTGGTACCAGGAGTTACAAGTCGCATCACAGGATTTAAATCAGCAGTAGTGGGTGCAAATGAACTAGACGGTAATGTTGCTGTTGTCGCAGGGTCAACAAATACATCAACACCGCCGGTATAAGAAAATACTGCAATTTGTGCATCATTCGGAACTGTAACGTGCTGTTCAGTATTTGCAGCTAATGTGGTTTCATAACCATCGGTTGCAAATGGTAAACCATAAATAACATTTCCATTAACGTCTTTTACGACCAATAATCTATTGCTCATCATTAACCTCTAATATTTAATAAATCCATTGACATATATATTTACTGCACGTGTTTCTGTTCCAGGTGTTCCACCATTGTTAGAACCATTGGAATAACCGGAATATCCCCACTCTGGAGAGTCAGGGTCGAATCCAGAATTAAAATCGTTTGCTGTACTTGTATCCGTAGCAGATAAATCACCAGGAGGTGGTATAGGATGCACTGGCCCATTCGCTTTAGTAGGAAGACCGTCATTAAAAGCCCCTACTTGATGATTATGTGCTTGAACGTCATACCACTCATAAGTACCGAGAACATCGCCAATAATTATTGAATTAGTAGACCATCGAGTTGCTTGGTCTAAATCTAAATTGCCCAAGCCATTCGACCAGAATCGCATAGTAAATCCGCGAATATCTGGCGCGGCAAAATATCTAGAATTGAGTGCAATTTGAGTTTTAGTTGCAACCATTGAATCTGAATCTGATGATAGAATAGGAACTTGTATCCCGATTTTATCTGCGGGCATTGGATCCGTCCCTGATCCATTTACTGAATACCACGCGTAATAATCTTTGATCGATGAACTAAAAGTGAAATAGGAACCAGCAGTTATTGCTGACCCAGCGAGCGTAGTTATAAATGAATTCTGATAACCACTCACTGCTTCTGCAATCGCTTGCGCAACATCATCGGCGGTCATCGCAAAAGTAGAATTATAAAGTGCGACAGGAATACCAATCCCACCCGGTGCAGGATCAGAACCTGTACCATCAACGGTAAACCATACGTAGAAAGCCATCACCGATGAGACTGGCATTGTATAGAATCTAAACCATGTCCCAGGCGAGATCGCAGATGACGCAGTTGTTGCTACTCCATAAAACGATCGCGTATATTGAGTATTAACATAATTAAATGTCGTAAATCCTGAAGTTCCGGATTCAATACCGATGATTTCTTCATTATCACCAGAAGGCCCAAGCGTTAATCCTTGTAAAGAATTAATCATGTATAGCAAATTCGTATTAGCATAATGACCCAATACGCCTACAGAACTTTGGATAACTCCAGTATGGCAAGGATGGAAAGAAAATCCGGTAGGCGTTGTGCCATCAGCAGTCGTTGTAATGGGTCCTGCAGAATTATTTACAAGACGCATCGTGCTACCAGTTGAATTTATATTGGTAGTCACAAACCCTGGCCCAGTGCCGAATAATGGGCAATTGAGTGAGTTATTAAATATCTTTGAACCCAATCGCGAATAGGGAATTCCATCAGAGGAATACAATGTCGTGTCATATGAGACACTTCCATCACAAACTAATTCACCAAACCCTGGTGTAGATATCATGGTTATATGAATTTCACCGATGGAAGATAAATCATAAGTCACACCCGTTACGCCAAGAATTAAAGGCATTCCTAAATTTAATGAATTGTAATCAGGAAGACTGGTCGGAAAAGCTCCACGCCCACTATTAAACAATGAGCGATAAACATAAATGCTATCTGGCTCTTGAGGAAATGCAGGGTTATCGACGATTCCTGGCGTCAAAATAAAATTATTTAGAGTAATGTTATAGGATGATCCAGGAGGAGGAGCTAATGCTAATTGAACATAATCATCATCATTAGTTCCAATGTTAAGGCCGGAGTTCGATGGAAAATCAAAACTAAAAGTAAAATAAGTCGATGGGTAACTTGTTGTTATCGTAAATGTGGTAAGCGTAGTAGTTAATGTTGCATTCGGCGAACCGCCAGTTCCAAAAAATCTTATAAGCTCCAGCACCAGCGGTATCGTTCCACTTCCGTTGTTAATTGCAGTAAATGCAAATGTATAAGCGTTGGAATCCGGTGGTGTTGGAGTTGCGTTGGTTGTTGCAAATTTATTCACATCACTAAATTTCAACCCTAAAAATTTTGCCTGTCCTGCGGGTGACGTACAAATAATATTAACACCATAGCGAGGATTACCATCAGGAGGAGGTGTTATAAAACTTCCAATGCGAGGAAATAAAACAATATCGGTACTTGCATTTGACGCACGTTCAAATGTCCACCCACCATAGGCAATATTGGTAACTTGTTGTGTTAATTGACCGACCACACTCCCTGCGGTAAATGGATTAGGGACGTTGGTATGTAAAATAAATTGCGGATTAGGAACAAAGTTTTCACTTACTGCAGTGCCAGACGGAGTCGTTCCGATATCAATATTGGGCCAAGCTTCACGAGAAAACTGAAAGACACCCGCAGAATTATAAAATTGCACAAAGTATTGTTGTGGGTTGCCGTCAGTATCTTCAATAAATCCGTAAACAACTTGATCAAATGCGCCTTGTGCGTTTAAGTTGACTTGCCATTGATTGGAGCCGTTTAGAAATCCGTAGGGTTGATACCCATAATTAGGATAACCCCCACCAGTATCTACAAGTTCATATACTACCTTATAATTCGCACGGTCATTATCTTCAAAGAACAATGCATAGCCACCTGCAAGAAAATCCAGCGTATCTTTATCGGTGAATACTTCCCACATCGGTGTCATTAAGACAAATTGTGCTGGATTATAAGGTGTAATGGGTGATGTCATTGGCTGTAATTCCCTAATTTGGATGCGAGAAAGGCTTGACGTAAATATGGAATTGAGTTGTAAACTTTTTGTCCAACGTGGGTTTGCGCTAATGCTTGACTAGTAGAAGGTCTACTTTTAAATAGCATAGGTGCCAACTGGTGGCCCAAGATACTTCCGATAGCGCCCCCTGCTTCTTCTCCACCGCCGAGAAGTGAACCCAGCACACCACCACCGACGGTTGAAACAACGGTTTTAGCTAAGTTCTGACGATTAACTGCATTTTGTAATTGACCGAATTGTGCTTGACGTTCTGGAGATAAAAACGAACCTAATCCTTGTTCATCTAATTTTGCTTTAGCGGCTAGTAATGATTCTGGGGTTGCCTGTGCACTTTGCTTTCCGAGCTGAGAATACAAAATACTATCGGATGCAGAAGGCGGCAAATTACTCAACAATTGCTGAGTTTGAGAAGTCGGATTTTTAAATAAAGTGGATAAGTTACCTGGATTATCATCTGTCGGAACTTTACCTTTTGCTACGATATTGCCTGGTGGACCATATAAAGGCGTAGCCATATTTTTAAATACATCATTTTCAGTCCAGGGAACGACATTATTCTTCCAGTTGGCTTGGGCTGCTTGATAATCTTGAGCAAGCCCCTGATTACCTTGTGCGCCAAGATAAGTTCCCATATCACTACGTAAGGCGGACTGCGCCTGTTGTAAAGAATCTCTTTCATTAGAAGATATAACATCAGATGTATTACCGTTATCGATTGCACGCATACGCGCACCCATCTGAGATTGAAGCAGATGAGCATTTTGTAAAGTGGGATTATTCATAAAATTGTTGTGCAATGAACTTACTTTACTATTTGAAAGTGCAGAATTTAAAACATTTTGAGGAAGCGCATTATTTCCAGAGATTTGACCTCCAGTGAGATATGCCACCCCTTTTTTTGGAGTAAAATTCGCATATTGTGGTGCTTGACCGGGAGAATAAATACTTTCGTTGGGGACTTGATCGAATACATCCTGGAATTGTTTTTGTCCTTGATCATATGCATCATTTGCAGTTTTAAATACGGTTTGTGCGAAATTTTTGCTGTTATCTTCTAAGGAATTTCCTTGACTGATTCCATTAACGATTTGATTTTTTATATCATTAGCGCCGAAATATTTATCGGCAAGACCGCTAACGCCTTGTATAGCGTAAGGTAATGCTTCGCTAAGTGTTCCAAAACCTAATCCTGCACCTAATCCTGCTAATCTATTATTAGTGTCTTGTGATGCACCATATAGACCTGAATAAGCGGTACGACCGACTTGTTGACCTAATTTAGAATTTGCTAGATAACTTGCAGCATCACCTAAATAAGGCAGTCCTTCAGCAGCTAAACCAATACCGCGCAATCCTTCACCACCGGCAACGAATCCCCCAATATTTCCAGCAATATTTCCTGCTTTGGAGGCAAGATCAGGTTGTTGCTGAAATGTTGGAATATTCACACCAGGCAGCATATCAACTGAATTTATAATGTTATTACCAAAACCTTTGGCAGCGGCTGTCGCGAATCTTTGATCAAATGGCGGTTGTGATGGTGCATTATTATTACTGGTTGCAAGATTTTGATTAAACTGTTGAATGTCATCAGGTGTCATTTCATAGGTCATTGTCGCCCCCCTGCTTTTGAGCCATACGTAGAAGTGACATATTGTTGTTGTTGTGGGGTTAAGCCTTGATACCAGGTCGCAGCTTGCGCACGATTATCAAAGGTAGGTTTAGGAACATAGGTGGCTCCACTTTGCGCGGCTTGTATCGCTTTAGGATTTAAGAAGTCATTATAAGAACCTAAAAAGTTTCTTCTAACTTGATGATTTTGATAATCAAAGACTGGCCGTTGATTGATATATTGAGTCCATAATGTTTGTGCGGTTTGTGGGTCAACTCCATCAGATTTTGCAGCATTTAAAAATGAAGGATATTCTTGTGCGCGCTGTGCTACTGCTTTGACAGAAGATGCCATGTCATTGGCCGCACTTTGATCAACATTGCGTCCAGGCTTCATGGTCTGCACATATTGCATATCAGTATTAGTCACACGACCTGGAAAGTAAGTTTTTGCAACTAATGCGCCGAGATTAGTTGCCGCTGCATCAGTTTCTTGTTCTGGGGATAGATCGCCAGGAGCGGCCCAAGAGTGCTCCCCACGTACTGGAATATTGCCTAGCAAACTTCCTTTATAGGTAGAACGATTATAATTAGAAAGATATTGGTCAGAAGCATTCGCTAATAAATTGGCCTGTTGGGATTGGTCAGAACTGTTTTTTAACAAATCATTATAAGTTTCTACACCTGTGCTACCCGTGGTCTTTGCTGCCGCTTGTAATTGCTGAAATGCTAACGGATTAAATAAATAATCATAATTGGCTTGTTGCCCTGGATTTTCTGCTTGACCGGGTTGATTAGGATATACACCCTTAGAGGTAACTAGATTACCTTGACCCATGAATCCTGGCCCAAATGCAGCTTGTACGGCTTGTGAGGCAATAGATTGTGGTGGTGCACTATTAGCTGGTAACTGACTAGGAACTTGACCATTGGGTGTTGGTATCGGAATGCCAGCCGATGTTAAGGGGCCAGAATTGACAGTTCCATTCGGTGCTACATTAGGTAAATTCAATTGTTGTAAAGTTGGGTTTAACCCTTGATTTGCTGCTTGTTGTAATTGTTGTGCATTAGCTAATAGAGGATTGGTATATATAGAATTATTAGCCTGTTGAATTAACGCAGGCGTTCTACCAGAAACCAAATTACCCTGTGCACCATAATATGCGCCCAATCCTTGTTCTTCAGGTATCTGACCTTGCAAAATACCTTGGGTTTGTGCCGCCATATTCGGAGCTTGTTGTTGTGTATAGGCTAATTGCGCCGCAGCCATTGGATTAGCATATTGAGCTTGAGCGGCTGCGATTTGATTTTGATAATTTTGATATTGGTTTTGCATACCTTGATTGATAAGTTGTTGACCCGCACCAAATCCAGTTATAAAAGGATTCGCTTGCGCAAATGTTTCTGGCTGAATCATGCTACCTAGAGATTCAATTGACATTTTTAGTCCTTAAAATAATCCAACGAGTGATGCGATTCCGCCAATCCCTGCACCCAATGCTCCTAATCCGCCTTGCATACTTTGGTTTCTATTAATAGCGCCGCTATAAGCAAGCCCTGCTTGATTAGTGAGAGCGTTACCATAATTTCCAGCATATTGATTGGCGGCTTGAGCACCTGCGCCATACATGTTGTTAGCTGCTTGCGCCCCGATGCCATATTGATTTTGTAAACCTTGATAACCTTGACCATATAAATTTTGAGCATTATTGATATATTGCCAATAATCCTGATTTGCTAACTGATTGACGGTTCCTGCAATATTTTGTTGTTCGGCCTGAGAACCTGCCATTCCACCGGCGGCCGCTGCGTTATTGGCAGCCTCTCCCGCTTGACCTACCTGCCAGTTATAACCAGGTGATGATTGATAAGTAGAACCCCACTGATTAAATAATCCGGTTGGATTATTAATCATGTTAGAAGTTGCATTTTGCAAACCTCCTTGTGCCCATTGTCCGCCTTGAAGATATGGATTTAGAGATTGCTGTGCCTGTTGACCCATCCAAGGCGAATAAATACCTTGTAATGAATTAGTTAATTGATTGAGGTAAGGGCTAGATGCATTAGCAGGATTTTGTGCGAATAAACTACCGACTCCACCTGCGATAGAACCTAGCGCACCGGTTGCCATTCCATAAGGATTATAATTACCACCTAGCCCATATTGCTGTTGCATAAATTACCTTAACTTGTAGTAATCGTCTTAAATGTTCCGGCTTGATTTGCCATGAACAAACCAGTATCTGTGTTGTAAATAATGTTTCCTGCGCTTTGTTGTGTGTTAAGTGTTGCTATATTTGCTGTGTTTTGTGGTGGCGCGGCTAAACCTTCAGGAGAGACTGTGTTAGAAATGTATTGCGTCATTTGCTGAAAATAGTTATGCCAGGCTGGATGTGGCGTGCCATCTTTTTGTGCAATCGGAGTTGTAGGAGCAGGTAACATTGGAATAATCATTTATATAGACTTATCGTCCCCCCGTTGATGATGAAACGACCTTGACTTACAAATCTAAATTTAAAAACGAGATCATTTTCCACGCCGCCTAACTTCCAAAAGTTCACAGTATTTTTGTTTTGACCTAAATTTCTAAGTTGTTTTGACCAGGTATAACCCCAGCGTTCACCGCCATCAGTGGATAGGTTCATATCGATACGAAATGCACCTAATGACACAGAATTAGTGGGCGCATCAGCCACCGAATCAGGAATGGCACCCCAGGGAATTTGCCCACTTTCCATGGTTAAATTGACGTTTTGAATGATGAATCTATCGCCGCCAGGGAAACGGATATTTTTACAGATACGAATTCGGGGAATAGATGCGCCGTTATAGTCCGTAATGGTCGACGCCATTCGGTAGAGATTTCCATCATTGAAGCTGATGAAATAATTAGAACCGTTAAAGTAAACCACGCGTCTAGCGATGTGATGATTTAAATTTTGATCAGTGACGCTGAAAAACATATTAGTATTAAAGTCATACAGGTAACTTAAATTATCGGTCGTGAAGGTAATCATGTAACAAATATGACCTTCTAACTTAAATAACATTCCATAAGAATTTTGCGGATTAGTTAATTGCGCAAACTGAAAATCTAAGCCATCGGTTGAAATGGGAGTGGGTGGACCGCCCTCTTGAGATACCATGATGGCAAGACCGGATTGCTGATTTGATGCGAGCCAGACTGCCATACCAAAGCCGCTAGCAATGGTTTGGGTGCTAACACAGCCATAATCAATACAATAATAGTTATTACGCGCATACGGAAAAAGTTGTAGTCCGGCGTCATACCAAGGCTCCGTTACTGTTTGTCCCATGACAAGAAGCACACGATCAAGTGCAACTGTCGCGACTGTTCTACAGGGTTTTGATTGTAGCTCGCCCACATGCTGTGCATCCGGAGGCCACACCGTGCCATCGTTATTATCAGATAATCTCCACTGATTGGTGTTTCCATCGGCGGCAATAAAAAATGTATCTTGATAAGTAATATAAACGGGGGCGAAATCGACGGTGATGGTCTGAAATGTTGAATTGAGATAATTATAAATATATACATTTAAGCCATCGACGATTGCGATTTGACTGGCGAGATTATCGGCAATGTAAACATTGCCATTAAAGGTTTCTAGTACTCCGACCTTTTGCACCACCAATTGTGGTGAAACAGTAAATACACCATTCGATATCACTACAATTATTAAATTAGCGAGCACACTGTTATAGGCTTCGCGCCCTTGTCCACCACTCGATATTTCTTGTGCCAACTCATATCCAGCAAATGGCACCAATGAACCATCGGATATGATCATGTTATAGGTCGATTCATTTGATATTTTTGGATATCGACCAAAAGCCGTTCCCCCCACAATATCCAATGGCAAATTAACTGACGTGCCCAGTTGAGCGAACCTGCTTCCTGGCATGGGTGATGTTTGTGAAGGCATTTGCGATTGTTGTTGCATCATGGCGCTGTCCATCCTTTTCCAAGGTTGGCTTGCGCATAGGTAAGCGAGTCAGTAATAGAATAAGTAGAAACTTTTTTAATTGAATAATCGTTAGCATTGAGATTGGCATAAATTGTTTCAAATGATTTTAATTTACTTTCAACTTGAGGAGGCATGGTAATTCCATACCAATCACAAATGTAATCAACAAGCTTATAACGTAAGAATAATTGATAAAAATCGTCATAAGTTAAGGATAAATCAGTGTTTTCTACAACATTTGATAAACCAATCTTGCATTTAAATTTTAATATCCAAGAATCGGAAGAAGGCAGAAAATAAACATAGACATTTATTCCACCATTCACACGTTCCCAGAACCAGTTAAAAGGTAGAGCGTTAATGTTATCGACACGTGGCGCACCAAAATAATGACGCAGATCGTCGTGATACATTTCGTAGCGCACAGGGCCGATGTTGAAAGTTGCGGTAAAAATATCAACTGCGTTAGGGATGAAATAAATTTCTTGCCCAACAACGCAGTTAATATCGATATAAGAAAAGTAAGGAACGTAGCGGCCGGTCACATTAACTTCTGATAAAACATCATTCAGGAGATTTACTCCGTCATAAAGTTCATCAGCTTGAAGTGATTCTAAATTACGCGATACCACCCCAGAAAGGTAAAAAGCGCGTGTAATTAGTTCGACCGCTAACATTATCGAATCAACCTTACAATGGAAACACTACGCGCATTGCATACTCAGGCACGATGGTCGCACCCCAAATTGCGTCGTAGATGAATCCGGTTTGGTTTTGTCCGAAAGTAGAACCGTAAGTGAAGCGAATTGCAGCTCCACTATCCTGGTCTGCTTTATTAGCAGTTGGGAATGGTTCTTGATCTGGTAACTGAGGCATACCGATGAAGAATGCATCACCAGAGATGATCATTCCGGCTCTATGAGACGGTAATGCTTTTAATTGCATTCCAGAAGTTATCTGCGTGCTGATGTTCTGATTGAGATCGCCTTGAGTACTAATCAATGGCGGATATACAGAAATAGTCACTTGACCACCGCTAGTAGAAGCTGCATTTGCAGTTGCACGAACCTGTACTGGAGAGCCAGAAACTTGGTGACCCGTAAAGGTTAAGTAACGAATGTTAGTTTGACCACTAACATTATCTTGGAACTGCAACAAATCATTAGCTTTAATAGCATTCGCATCACTTGTTCCTGCACCACTAACAGTTAACAATGTTCCGGTCGAATCAATGCTAACGACAGTGACTACCGTACCATTTTGGCCGATATTTCCAGCATTTTGAATTGGCAAAAGGTTTGATTGATACCATTCGCAATTATCAAATTCGCCTAATTCCCATGAATTAGCCAATTCGTTATTACGATTTAATGCGAACTGTTGTAAACCACTATTTACAACACCTGGAATTGCTAAATTCGAGAGATAACCACGCGTCATGTAACTGACAGAACCGAAGTCACGGAAATTTGCTAAACCTTGTGCTAACTGTCCAAATGAATTAATGGGTGTTACACCATCACCATAAAAACGATAAGGAGAAGTAAGAATAGTTTTTGCAACATTACCTTCAATAACTGCACCAAGTTCACTCATTGCTGCAAGTTCTAATTTTTCTCGATAGTCGTTGTTATCAATATTGAAGATCAACTCTTGCGCTGTGAATGCAAAAGGAACTGTTGCCGCTTGCACAGTACCAAATGCATCAGCACCACCAACGGTCAATGTTTGCACGCGCTGTTGAACTGCTTCGAAGTTAGAAACAACCAATGAGCCTAAGTTCGCAACCATACGAGGTGGCAAATCAAAGGTAACGGTGTCACCTAAGTTACGGGTCATGGTGTTAAAGTCTTTAAAACGCTTATTGGCTGTATTAATAAAGCAATATAAGTTTTCTAAGATACCTAAAGCTGAAGATTGATAAGTTTGTACGGCTTGTAAAATATTTGACATGAGCATCCTCGTGAATCGTCGTTAATAGATCGATTGACAAGGGCAAAAGAGGTGCTACCGAATACCGCGCACTCTACCTTTGTAATGCTGTGCCCATTCTGAAGCTGTCCGCTCTGATGGCCGCTTGCCAATACCAGCACCACTAGAGGGTTTGACATTGCCGAACGGATCAGGCGGAAGATTTGCGGAAGACTCAGCGTTCTGATTTGCTTTAATAGAATCAGAAAGCTTTTTAATTTCCCCTGGTATTAAATGAGGCGGAATACTGTTAAGCATTCCAAGCTTCATCTTATTTTTGCCAAGGTCATAAAGTACGTCTGCTGTGTTATCTACCGTGTTTGCATGCCAGACGAGCGGAAGCATGTGCTCCAGCCCTAAGGATTTAATAGTTTCATCAAAATCGGGATAACGATTAGATGCCTTTGTTTCTGCAATCTTCTGATCAACTTGTGAGAGTGTTTGTCTCGCAAGATGTTCTTCGTTTTGCTTCTGCATGGCTTCTTGTGCAGTTCTATGGGTATTTTGGGCTTCTTCTCTGGCTATTCTTCGGTAATCATCGGCAGACATTCCGCCAATACTTCCCGCACCTAGAGCTTCTTTAGTGCCCTTCTCATGCCCACGACTGAACGCATCGCGTACGATGTCGTTAATTCGATCTTGGGGTAGCGTCTTTTCAACTGGAGCCTGCGTAGCTTGCTGCTGCTGCATAGGAGCCTGTGATTGCGGCTGACCCTGAGCTATTCCTTCTGGATTTGATTCGTTCATCAAGTTAAACCCTGTACTGACTGTTAACCCCGTCACGGTAGATACCCATGTGAGACACCACACGTAGTGGCCATTTAACCCTTGGCTAGGTCTGACCATTAAATAGTAATTTTTAATATATGTAAATACACGAAACGTTTATTTCTATTAAAAATTGATATAAATGTTCCACGTGGATAAACAAAGTGTTTAATTTCTTGACTATGTAATTGAATGAGAGAAAACTTTCTTTTCGTTTAGGGTGACAAGGAGATAGTCATGGAAGTATCAGTCAAAGGCCGAGAAGTTAATCCTATGCTCAAGTATAAGGACGTAAGGATACTTCTCAATTTATCCTATATAGAGTTCATTAACTTACGCTCAATGGCGCGTTACAGCATAGAGCGTGGGTATCAAGCAGGCATAGCCGCAAAGATCGCAGAATCATGTGTGCCATGAATGCTGGAGGCAAAAAAAAGCCCCTAGTGATGAGGTCACTAAGGGCAAACACCAAGAAAGATCACTTAACATGAAGAAAAAAGAACATTTGACTGACTGCTCAATGAATATAATCGAAAAAATTAAAGCGATCAATCATTTTTTGATGAGGATTCATCCCACGTCAGGCACATATCGCCAATTTCTCCTCCATCATCCGTCGATTTGTAATCAAAATCTAATCGCATCTTAAGCCAAACACCTTTTGGTATCTCTGTGTGAGACTCCATTATAATTTGTATGCAAACCGCTAAATCCTTTGCAAGTTCAGAATCAAGACTCACTAGACTTCTCCTTCATTGGTTTTTCCTCAGCTTTGTTTTGGGATTGTATAATATCACTCGCTTTATGTTGATCGCCCTGCACTCTATCCAAATGTTTGTGGATTGAACCATCAACTGCTTTCTCTTTCTCAACAGCAATCTTTGCTAAATCAACTTGTCTGTCTTGCTGAGCACCTACAAAGTCCATCGTGTTTTTAATACTCTCTTGTTTTAATCGTGCTGCATCCATCTGCATTTGACCCTGATGCTGTTGGTTACGCATTGCTAAGTCCTGCATCTTTAAAGTGAGAGGATTAGGTTGTTGCTGACCCGATGCTTCTTGCTGCTGTTGCTTTTGGAGCATTTCTTGCGCCAATTGTTTTAACTGATCTGATCCTCTGAACTCTAGGTTATCGATCAATATCGGCAATCCAGTAGTATTAATCAGTTGCGCAAAAGACTGGAATTGTTGCGACAACATACCCATTTGCATTACTGCTCGGTTTTTTTGTACCTCGAAATTCATGCCCGCTTCGACTTCCACATTTAAACTATGGGGTGAATAATTCATCTGTGGAGTTTTACCACCACCAAATCCATTAATAGGCACATGAGTGGTATTACGCATCTTATCAAGAATTGGAATGGTTCTTGGCGTTGTATAAACCTTGGGAAATAAATCAATATAGATTTTGGCTACCTGATTCCATGCCAACATAAAATTAACAATATAAGGCATTCCAGTAGAGTTAGATTGCGTCATAGCTTCAATGATTGCCGCCCCACTAATATCGTTATCATTAACGCCTAATTGCGTATTAAATGAGCCTAAGATGTTCTGCATGACCTGATCAGATTGCATAAAAGTTGCTAATACTTCTGGAGGCATCCCAGGCCGCTGTACAGGTTGAGGAGGTGGTATGGGTGTCAATCCATCTTCTTGAAAGGCGTTATAAATCAAGTTGCTTGGCTTTTGGATATTTGTGTATGCATCCGTATATTGTTCGGGTATCCCTTCGAGAGGCGCAATCCACTTTTGCTGCACCATTCCTTCCAATTCATTAGCCAATGTCTGTCCAGCAATATTCTTAAGCTTTTGGGTATCCATCGCATGATAGTGATAAGGTCGAGTCATTTGTTTCATATCTGAAGATTCACCATCTTCACGAATATGCTGACTGTTACCATCGGTAAAAATAAGTGGTAAATATGTCCAATTAGTATCGTTATAAGTCAATATTTGCGTATTAGTGAATTCATAACGGCAAATAGTGGTGATCTTTGTTTTACGACGGGAAATGATTTTAGGCTCTTGTTCGATACGACTCATGGCCCATTCTTTCTTAGCTTTGTTATAGTCTGATTCCAACATGGAAACATTATTTGCAAGATAGACTAAGTTTTTACTGGAAGTTACTTTGTGATAAAAGATACAAACTAATATAATTTTTGTATCCGCTAATTGATAAGCCCACTGGTAATCACCAATCGTTGTCATATTTCCTGACGGAACCGCACCATTTGGGTATCGTTCTTTGTAAGAATCTTCAGTTAGCGGCACCATCTCAAAACAGAATTCACCATCACATTTTGTCACTTCTTGTGCAGTTGGATCAAACCCACATAAGGTCGGATCAAACTTACGCTCAATCACAATTCTCTGGTTAAATGTATAAGGCGATTCATAATCTGGAGAGACTTGCAGAACACCATATCCCCCGCTTAACTGATCAGAATAAACATTATATTCCGTACCTGCTTTACGAGTTTGATACATTTCATGGAGCAAATGCCCTTCTAATATTTCTGCCGCCTGCGGGTCAACATATCCACTATCGGGTGACTGACTCACCGTGAATGATGGCTCCTGCTTTGAAAACTCACCACGTAGCCGTGAGATGTACGATTCAATGGTATTAAACTCAAACGCAGGCTTTTGGATCGTTGCTAAATCCTCGCGCATTTCTTGATTTAAGGTAGTTTTAAATACGAACTTTCTATAAGTATGCCAGCGCTCAATGTTAGCTTGAAACCACTGACGCCATGATTTCGTTTTAGCGATAAGCTCTGAGAGAGTGTGTGGGTACTTTAAGTCTTGTGTTTCCAGTGCCATAGAGACGTTTCCTTGCATTACTATCACGTTGATAATTTGATGCAATCGTCGTAATTATTTTGTCTGTTCTGGCTTTAGTCTTGGTCATGTAAGGGATAACTTTATCTATAAATGCAAGCTTGACCGCATCGGCAAACGTGTCGGCGATATCGTCATAACGATGCGATTGGTTAGCAGTGATTTTAGACATGTGATTAAGTACAAGATCGTGGTGTTTTGCATTTCTAGTTATTGATACAAGGCGAGATGCTAACGCCGGTTGCGCATCTAAAAAGCGCTCAGTTTTATTGCCTGAGCTTCTATTGCGCTCAGTCTCTCTAATTTGAAGGCCACGCAGCTTATCTTTAATGACCGACACTAAGGTGACGCCAGTAGATTTCTTCTCAATAGCTGCGATCTGTGGCTGTTTGGGATAGCGTAAACAAGCGTAGTAAAAGTTAGTAAACTCTTGTTCTAAATCTTTAGGCTCGACCCAAAGTTCCCAACAATCTATCCAATGCAAACCAATGCTTTCGGTGTTCATCCCATCTTCAGAGATGTTATAGATACCCCAGAAGCTAAATACCGTGGCGTCGTTATAAGACTTTTCAGTTTCGGCAGTATCAGCCGTGATAAATGTTGCTAACATTTCTGGGTCTTGGTCTAAACGAACAAACCATTCAGGCTTATACAATGCACCACCTGCAGGGATTGCGTTTTGTTGCATTTGAGCAGCAAATACATACGGCATTTTTTCTTTCATTAATAGCAACTGCTCAACCGTATGTTTGTGCGGGCACAATGCGTTCCCAGCAGCATCTAATGCATCAAGTACACGAAATTCCCACGGTCTGCCGTCATAGTGATCGCGTAGATGACGTGATAAATCATCTTCATGTGTTACCTGCGCTATGTAAAAGAATGGCGTGGCGGGATCATTACGGCGGCTAAATAAGGTGTTTAGATACCAGTCATTAGTTGTTGCTCTAATTTTTTCGCTTGTCGCATCAGCTGGTTTAATAGAGTCGTCGATAATTGCGCAACCACCAAAACGTGTGGCGCCTTGAATTCCTGCTCCACGCCCTGTAATTGTTCCCCCAATACCTGCAGCGTAGACAGAACCTCCCTGAGTAGTTTCAAAATTATCCTTTGCCTTTGTCTCGTTAGATATGCGTGCATCGAAAAGCTCCTGGTATTCAGGTAAGGTCATGATCTTTCTGACAGTGTGCGTATGAAACGCTGCCAATTCTTGTGAATATGAAACATAGATGAAGTTACAATCTGGATAACGAGCCATAGCCCATGCAATGAAATGTATGCACATTTCAGACTTGCCATAACGTGGCGGACATAGAATACCGATATCACTCACCCTATGATAGAAAGCGTCTGTGAGTGTGTTTGCAATGGTTATATAGTGAGATTCACGCCCGATTGGTTGTGATGTAATCCAGTCGCGCCGAGTGCGCAATTTATAAAAAACGCGCGTAAATAAATAGAAGGATGATAATAACTCAACCCTGAATTTATCGTCACGCGCGAATTCGTGACTTATACTCAATAAATACCTCTAGCGTTTGCGGCCTTTCATACCTTTTTTGCCGTCCGCCATTTTCTCTTTCATCATGTCTTTTTTCTTAGACTTCATCATCTTCATCATTGCTTTACCCTTACCCATTTTGCCGTCCATTATTTCTTTCCTTTTGGTTTGCCAGATTTAGGCATTTTGCCGGAAGTTACGGCTGGGCCATCCTCATAGAAATTTGAATTACCAATGTCACGTGTAGCAATTGAACGTTTACCTACACTTGATTTACCTTTTGCCATCTTTTTCACAATCATTTCTCCGAGCTTGAAAGTTAGTAAAAAACTACCAGTGGAATATAGCGCAGAATAAACGATCTGTTAATTGGAATCTTCTCGTGACCTACAATCGGAGATCAAG